GTAAACTCGATGATTCCGCCGCCAAAGACCTCTGGATGGTTGCCGAGCAGGACCGTTGTGCCGGAACTCTGCGTGATCTTCGCTCCCCGTACTACCTTGAGTCCTATCGCGTCCAACGCCGAGAGGTCTACGGCTTCGTCGTAATCCGTTCCGCTGGCCCAGACGATTATTTCATCACCTTGTCCGCAGGCCGCAACCGCAACCGCTATCGTGAGGAAAGCCGTATCGTAGCTCTTGCCGTCGTTGGCGTCGTTACCTGTCTTGGCGACGTGCCAGATTTTCCGGCCGACAATCGTGTTGGCGACCGCCTGGTAGTGATCCGAGCTTCCGGCGTCGATGGTCTGCCGAACGCTGTTGGTGGCCGCCGATGCCACCGTTACTCCCGCACTATCGGCCGCCAGGTTGGATTGCACCGTAACCACGACGGCCTCCCCTGCGGCTGCGGTGATCGGCACGAAGATACAGGCCGTCGTTTCCGTCAAGTCCTTGGCCCTGTTCGCAGAGCCGCCGTTTACGGTTCTTCCAGCTACGGTAGCCCGAATAGTTAAAGTGCCGGCAGCCGCGTCGAGGTCGTCGAGGTCAATTCTGACAATCCAATCCCCGACGCCGGGAGTTGCGGAATATGCCGTGTATGGATTGGTGAAAATGTCAGACATGTTACGCCGCTCCTATCAAATGGCTCACCGTTGGCCGAATGGTCCGCCGTATCAATCGTTGCCACGGTTGGCACTCCTCGCTGCCACGGCCGAAGTTGTAAAGCGCCTTGATCTTCCACTCCGGCAACGCCTCTTTATAAAGCCGCGTTTCGTCCTGTATGCCGTTCAGTTTATAGTGTCCCGTCGGACCAAAAGCACCGATCGCGCCTGTATCGCCGACATCGGCGGAAAAAGTGTTCTGCCCGAAGTTTACATTGCCTTCCGCCGCCAATTCGCCGTCGTAGTAAATCTTGATCGAATCGTTCGGCAGATCGAAGACCGCCGCCAGCATGTGCCAATCGCCGGTGTCGGTGTACGTGCCCGCAGTCGTGACGGTCTGGTACGAATCTCCGGCTATCGAGCGCCCGCCCGCCTTGATCGTGTTGTTAGACTGAAACTCTATTGCCGCTTTCGTTTTCGTGGCGGCAACTTCCGTGCGAAATAGAAACTGCCGCGTGCCGACCCCGCTGCGCTTCACCCAGGTGATAATCGTCGCCCCGCTCGCTCCGCCCAAACCGCTCGACGTTCCGTCGGGCAATGTGGCGTAATGCGAAGCGGCGAAGTTCAATCCGCCGTTCAGCTTGGCCGCTACCGCGAGCGTGTCGGTATTCGCGGAGGCAGTGCCGTGCAGTGCGTTGCCGCTGGCGTCGGCGACGACCGTATCGGCCGCGTCGTCGTTCAGTTTGTAGTGGGCGAGGAGCATGGGCTGATTAACCCCATTCGATCAAAAGCGCGGTCTGCCAAAACGCCCCGGCGCTCGGCTCGTCCTTGGTCGCCGTCCGTAGCGGCCGCTGGAGGAACGTCACGCGGCGGATGCAGAGCCGATCGTCGACGCCGGCGACGGCCGCTATCTCCAGCAGGATCGTGTCCACCCAGCCGGCGAAGTCGGCGGCCGAGGCCTCGCGGTCGTCCGGGTGGCGATCGATATCGGTCAGGATCAGGACCAGGTCGCCGCCGGAACTGAACAGCGACTGGCCGCCGCCGGCCACCTGAGCCAGGTCGAACTTGTCGGCCGGCCAGACGCAGGCGAACGGCCGGGCCTTTTGCAGCTCGACCGGATCGTCCTCGTAATCCCACGTCTTTATCTGCGCCTTCGCCGCTTCGGCGTCCTCGGCCTCGACCCGCGTTCGGAACGCGGCGCTCTCGGCCACCAGCCGGCGGAGCTGGTAGACGGCCGAAGTGATCGGGCCGACTTCTTCGGGTTCGGACATAAAAGGGGTCAGGGGCCTGGGGTCAGGGATCAGAGGTAAAAACACTACCCACTATCCACTACCCACTATCCACTGTTTTTCGGTCCATAACGTCTCGGCCGGAGGCGGGCGAACAACAGCTCCCAGGCGACAGAGGATTCGTTGCGGACCTCTCCCTGGAATGACCAGGGGGAATCCTCGTCGTCCAGCTCCGCCCGCAACAGCGAGTCGCCCAGCTCGGGCGCGTCGATGCCGCGCATCACGTCCCGCCAGGCTGCGACCCACATCCGCTCCTGCACCCGTTCGGTCGTCTCGTCCTCCAACGGGGCTTGCCGCTCGTAATTGCAAATCACGAGGATGTCCCGCGGCGGCTGGTTCTCGCGGGTCTTCGGTCGATAGACCGCCCAAATGCCGAGCTGCTGGAGCAGGACCGGCAGTCCGACACCGGAATACAGTCGATCAAACTGGGAGGGCATGTTTTAGGGTTCAGGGTTTGGGGGGACTGTCCCGATTTTCGCGGCATGGACGCCGCGAAAATGGGACTGTCCCCTTCCGGTGGCAATTACAGCGTGGTCACGTTGCCGAGCAAGTAACCCGCTTCGACATAGATCAGCTTCTCCTCAATTTGATGACGACAGCGAACAATGTCGCCCCGGATAGCCTCTTCTCGATAAACCTCCATCATCCCGCCGACCTGGCTGCCGTCCTCGGACCAGTGGAACGTCCGGCCGAGGCCAGGCTCGCGGAGGTCGTTCGAGCGGCAGAGCTTGGCGACCATCGCGTACTCGCTCGACCAGATTGAACTGATCGAGAGGTCCTGCCCCTCGTCGGCCGTGTTCTTCGGGCTGCCGGCGACGATCACTTCGCGGAGGTCGAACACCGCGGCCAGCATGGCGGCGGTGATGTCGCTCGGCTTGGCCGGCGAACCTGCGCCGGTGGCGGTGATGCGATCGACGATCTGGTCCAGATTGCGAAGGTTTCGAAAAACCAGGCGGTTGATGATTAGGGCGTCGGGCCAAATGCCGGACGCGGTCCAGACCGCCCGGACGGCCTTCTCCACGTTGTCGATCGGCACGGCGTCGGTCTTGTGGTTTTCGTCCCATTCGTTGGTCACGTCCGAGGTGTGGCCTGCAAAGGTGATGGCGTTGAACAGCAGGTCGGCCACTCGCTGCTCTTGGTCGCGCAAGACGGCGTCGTAGGCCCGCTGGGCGCAGACCTGCTCGGCGTCGAAATAGTGGCGGTACACCGTGTTGTCGTCGATCGGCTCCTCGGCTCCACGCTCCTGCGTGGAGTAGGTGTCCGACTCGAACTTCCAGGTCCCGCGGCTGTAGCCGGCGCCGGGGGCGCGCTCCGTCGAGCGGTGCTGGAGGAGCTGTTCGATCGGGATGCGGCCGAAATGGCCCGAGGCCTCGCCGGCATCGAAGACCGGCAGGACCCGCAGGCCGATGAAACCGGCCCGGTCGTTGGCCAGGTTGAACTCCTCGACCGAGGCGGCCAGGTCGGGACGAAGGGTGGCGAGTGATGAGGAGGGGGAAGGCATGGTAGGTTCTCCAAAAGGCAGGAAGAAAAGGGTGGGTCAAAGGTTCAAGGTCAAAGATTCAAGGTTCAATTCACGCAACTTGGTTTGGGCCTCGTCGGCGGTCAGGACCTCGGCAAACTCGAAGCGGCCCCAGGGGTGCAGGTTGCGGCCGTCCTTCAGGTCGACGATTGCAGAGGCCGGACGGTCGGCCATCGGCAGGACCTCCAGGCGATGGCCCGATTTGTTCAGTAGTTTCGAGCAATACGTGTCCAGCGCGGCGTTGCAAGTGAACTCCCACAGCCGCCAGCGGACCGCCTCGAGCAGCCCGCGGCTGAACACGCGGCCCGCGCCGGCCGGGGCGGGAAACCGCTCCGCGCCGCTCTCGATCCACAGCGGCCCGACCCAGCGGCCCAGCGCCCCGGTCGATTGTTGCTGAAACCAGAGCGAATCGGGACCGAAACCCGGGCAGCCGTCGCCGAGCCGTTCGACCGCCAGCCGGAAATATGCCTCGTTGGCGAAGTCGTCGCTGCCCAGCACCATCACGGCGTCGGCCGCCACGGCGTCGGCCGCGAACTCCAGGCCCCGCTGCCATTTCTTCGACAGCGGCCAGTTGGACTGCTCGATCCAGAAGAGGTCGAGCTCCGTCGCCATACGCTCCATAAAGGGGGCGTCCTCGGGCGAACAGACCGCGGCCAGCCTCAGCCGACAAACGTCCTGCAATCCGGCCGCCACCGCGGCGTGGTGGCGGAGCATCCGCTCGGCCACGCCGTGGCGGCGGTGGATCGCGGTCAGCAGGACGATCGTCGGCAGGGACATGGGGATTAGGGGTTGGGGATTAGAGATTGGAGTTCGGGCTTCTAATCCCTAATCCCCAATCCCTAATCTCTCTCTGGCTAGCTCAACTCGGGGGCGTAGTCCTGCGTCTGCGGCAGCAGCTCGATGATCGAGCCGGCGCCGCTGGCCGCGTCCAGGGCGATCCCTCCGCGGGCCATCGACGGGATGTCGTCGAACCGACCGGCGGCCGCTCCATAGACCTCGGCGTACTGGGTGACGGCGTCGGCCGCGACTATCTTCCGCGTCCCCTGGGCGTTCCACAGGCGGACCGGGCAATACTGGTCGGCGGCCAGGGCCGGGATTTCGATCGTGCCGATGCCCAGCTCGTCGGCCCCGCAGACGGCCAGCTTGCCGGCGGTGAGTTTCACCCGGGCGAACTGTTCGATGACCCCGCCGGCCTGGAAGGTCCGGCAGGGAGTTTCAACGTATTGACTCATGTTGATCTCCAAAAATGGTGGTTAGTGGTCAGTGGTCAGTGGAAAGGGGCCGGGCTACCGGCGGGAGGTCTTTCGAGCGGCGTTATAGGCCGCCAGGTATTCCTTGTGCAGTTCCGGGTTCTCGCGGACGACCGCCCGGACCGCCAGCGACCTCGACATGCCGAGTGTGATCTTCGCTTGCAGGGCCTCGTTCCAGGCGACGATCGGGTCGCCGCCGGTCTTCTGGTTTGTTCCGCCGCCCAGCGGCTCGACGCCCATCTTCTGTGCGTCGGCCAAGGCCTTGGCCGCCTCGGCCTCCTTCCGCGTGGCCTCCAGCCGGCGGTTCTGCTCGGCCATCCAGGCCGACTGGGCCTGGGCCGCGGTGGCGTTGGCCTCGAGCTGCGAGGCGATGAACTCCGCGTCCGCTCCGGGAAGGGCGGCCTTCAGGTCGTGATAACCGGCCGGCTGGGGCTGCAAGGTTGCCGTCGTCGTCTCGATGGGCAATGCGGGCGGGGCGGCCGGCTTGATCGGCTCGGTGGTGTTGTCTTGGGGGTTGGGTTGCGTTGGTTGGGTTTGGCTCATTTGAGCGGCTCCTCTGAGTTCTTGGGGAAGGTGATTAAACATGTTCGGATCAATCGACGCAGCGAGCGCGAGCTGGGCGGAAGTTCGATCGGCAAAACCCTCGGCGACGGCCTCCTCGGCAGTGAACCAGGTCTCGTCGTCCATGAACGCGGAAACTTCCTCGGCGGGTCGTTTGGTGCGGGCGGCATAGATATTCACCAGTTGCGATTTCATCTTGTCGAGCAGTTCGGCCAGCTCGCGCATGTCCTCGGCCTCGCCCGCGCCGATGCCGAACGGGTTGTGGACCATCATGTACGAGCCGGCGGCCATCACGATCTCGTCGGCGGCCATCGCCACCACCGAGGCTATCGAGGCGGCAATGCCGTCGACGTGGGCGACCACTTTCGCCTCCTGGCGTTTGAGGATGCTGTGGATCGCCGTCCCTTCGATGATGCTCCCGCCGGGGCTGTTGATCCGCACGTCGATCGTGGAGATTTTGCCAAGCGCCTTTAGCTTATTGTGGAACTCCTTCGCGCTTATCCCGTACCAGGGGTCGATCACGTCGTAGAGCAGGATTTCGGCGCGGTCCGCCTCGGCGCGGATCGAGAACCCCCGCCCCTCGTCCCTCGTCCCTGGCCTCCGATTAAGCTGTGGCATTTCCAGCCTCCTCTTGGTCCGTGTTGAGCGAGAGTTGGATTCCCTCGGCCATCGGCAGGCTGGCGATCTCCCGCCAGGTGACGTTCAGGCCCTTGTACTTACCGTTCAGCTCCTCGGCCTTCAGATGCGACTTCTCGATCAGGTCGGCGTTGTCCTCTACAATTTCGGTCGACAGATCGCTCCATTCCATGCCTCGTTCCGCGGCTCGACGCCTATGTGAAATCAAGGCGTTTCGGGTGCGGACCAAATCGGCGGTCGCCTCCTTAAGAGGCTCGATATAGGGCCAGGTCGGAGTGTTGAATCGATGATCGAAAATGGCGATGTCGCCGCTGGCGGCGGCGTTCCGCAACGCCGCGTCCTCGGCCATCCAACGGCGCAACTGCCAGCGGTAGATCGGCGAATGAAACTGATCGACCAGTCGCCGCTGGTTATTTCTAAAACCCATCTGGGCCTGCGATACACTGCCCCTCCACCCACTGAAATTTGTTTGCGTCGGATCGAGCAAGAGTAAACAAAGGGGCATACCCAAGTTCACTCCGATCAAATTCAAAATCAATCTCACGTAAGGTGCAAACTCCGTGTCGGGTACGTGGGGCGAATCGAGCTTGAACTTCTCGCCCGGGTAGCCGACAAACTCGCGGCCCATCCCCATCCCCTCGATCTGTCGAATGGTGCCGTTGGCGAGTTGCTCGGTGGTCGCGTCGGTCTGCTCGCCGGCGGAGAACATCTGGTTAAAATCCTTCTCCCGCTCGCGGAATACGGCGAAACCGGTGACAATCTGTTTGTGCAGCAGTTGGGCGAACTCGATGTCGTCGTGCATCCCGACCAGGTCGAAGACCGGCGCCAGCGCGGAGACGCCGCGGGTCTGGGTGGCCCGCTTCGGCCGCAGTACGTGAAAAACCTGCTTGTTCCCCTTGGCGTCGCGGGCGGCATATTCGCGGAACTGGTCCAATTTCAGAGTCGCCGGGCCGGTCCCCACGTCCTCAAGCGTCAACCAGTAGCGGATCGGTTTGCGGGTAAGGGGGTTCAACTCGACGCCGTGGACGACGTTCTCA